GCCTCGGGAACACCTTGGGCTGCTTAACTTAACTTAAAAGGAGATCACGATGGCCGAAGATAAAAAGGTAATCACGATCAACGATGTTGACTACACAGAAGACCAGCTAACCGATCAGCAGAAAGTGGTAATTAACCATATTAACTCTTTGCAACAAAAGATCAACTCGGCCCAGTTTAATTTGGATCAGTTGATGGTCGGCAAGGATGCTTTTGTAAACATGCTGACAGCTTCTCTTGATGCACCAGCGGAAGACGAAGCTGAATAGCTCGCACAACATAACGCAACTGGCCAGCTATATGCTGGCCTTTTGCATATTTGGTACAATGTGCTATATTGGCCGCAATGCGTTTTCCGAGAGGCGACAATGGCTTTAATTGATCTAAACATTCCAGCTGGCGTCTATCGCAACGGCACTGACTTGCAGAGCATGGGCCGCTGGCGTGACGCAAGCCTTATTCGCTGGCATGACGGCGTTATGCGCCCGGTAGGCGGTTGGCGCACGCGCAGCAATAATGCGGCAAATGCAAGCATACGCGGCATGACCACTTGGATCACAAATAACAGCGACCGCTGGATTGCTGCTGGCACATACAACAAACTTTACGCTTGGGCTGAGACTGGCGCTCAATATGACATTACCCCGGCTGGCTTAACTGTTGGGCGTGAGGACGCAATATCCTTTACAGGCTACGGCGGCGCGGAGTTTGGCGCATACGCATACGGCATTGCTAGGCCCGATACTGTTAAAATTCAACCAGCGACAAACTGGGATTTAGAAACGTGGGGCGAATACTTGCTGGCGTGCAACGAAGACGATGGCAAGATTTACGAATGGCAGCTCGGCACAGGCACGCCCGCTGCGGTTTTGTCTAACGCGCCGACAAGCAATCTTGGTTGCGTTGTAACTGAAGAACGCTTTTTGTTTGCGCTTGGCGCGGGTGGCAATCCCCGCAAGGTGCAGTGGTCTGACCGTGAGGATAACAATTCATGGACGCCAGCCGCTACAAACGAGGCGGGTGATCTTGAGCTAAACACGTCTGGCGCATTGATGAAGGGCGTGACTGTTGCTGGTCAAACCTTGCTGTTGACAACCCGCGATGCCCACGTTGCCAACTACATTGGCCCGCCATACGTTTACGGCATTGAGCGCGTTGGCACGTCCTGCGGGCTTGCAGCAAAGCAGGCTGCCGTTGTTGTGGATGCGGGTGCATTCTGGATGGGCGTTAATTCGTTTTACGTTTACACGGGCGGTCAGGTTCAGGAGTTGCCTTGCGACGTGTCAGATTATGTCTTCAACGACATTAACCGTGGCCAGATCAGCAAAGCGTTTGGCATGTCTAATTCCATGTTTGGCGAGATTACTTGGTTTTACCCAAGCGCGGCATCAACGGAAAACAATCGCTATGTGACGTTTAACTACACAGAAAACACATGGTACATTGGCGAGCTGGCTCGCACAGCTGGCGTTGACCGCAGCGCATTCCGCCAGCCAATGATGGCTGACCCAGCGGATTACAAAATTTACGAGCATGAGGTTGGCTTTGATTACGGCTCACTAACGCCGTTTGCTGAAAGCGGGCCTTTCCGCATTGGCGCTGGGGATCAGGTTATGAGCGTGACTGAGCTTCTGCCGGATGAAAAGTCGCAAGGTGACGTAAATGCCGTCTTTAAGACGCGCTTTTACCCAAATGGCACTGAGCGGTCATACGGGCCTTACTCCATGAGCAACCCAACATCTGTGCGGTTTACCGGGCGTCAAGTGCGGATGCGAGTTGAGGGTCAGCGTTTGTCTGATTGGCGTGTTGGCATTAATCGGCTTGAAGCTGTTGGCGGTGGCCGTCGATGACGCAGCAAAACCGTCCACCAGAGCCGCGAGACAAGGACTGGCAGACGTGGGGTCGGCGCATGATGTCGTACCTCTCGCAAACCCGTTCTGCGCTGGTTCAGCAGACTGGCGACGAAAGCGCAGCCGATGATGGCACGTTGATGTGGGACAGAGAAAACTTGTATCCTGTCGTGAGTAAAAACGGCGCGTGGGTTCAGGTTGTGTTAGAGGACGGCAATGCCAGCGGCTCAATTACAACTGACCAAACAGCTGTTGAGATAAACACAGCGTACGCTTTAACGTACACTTTATCATCATCTGATGGCATTACTAGCGGCACACCAGCCTCGCGCTTGGTATTCGAGGAAGCTGGCGAGTACATGGTTAGCTTTTCGGCGCAGATTTCGTCCACATCCAGTTCAACTGTAAACTTCTGGTTTTGGCCTCGCGTCAACGGAGTTGACCTTGCGGGTTCGACTATGAAAAATGCTTTGCATCAAAACGGCGCAACTCTTGTGGTTAGCCGATCTGCAATACTTGACCTTTCCGCTGGAGATTACTTAGAGGCCATGTGGGCAGTTGACAGCACCAGCGGTTTTCTTGATGCAACTGCGGCAACGGCGTTTGCACCCGCAGCACCAGCGTCCACTATTGCAATAACGAGGCTGCATGGATAACGAGATTAGCAGATGTCGAAAGTGGATTGAGGCCGCGTTGGAGTATTCCGGCGGCACGCACGACTTTGAAGATATTGTCGCTGGATTGCATCGTGGCGTGTTGCAGTTGTGGCCAACGCCAAAGGGGTGCATAGTAACTGAAATTGTGGTATATCCCAAAAAGAAAGTTTTGAATGTCTTTCTCGGCGGCGGTGAATTGGAGCAGATTTTGGATATGCACAGCGATGTGATAGCATGGGCTAAGGCGCAAGGCTGCTCCGCCCTAACAATGTCTGGCCGCACTGGCTGGAAGAAACCATTAAAGGCGCATGGCTGGAAAGCTCAACACGCCTCATACGTCAAGGAGTTCGCATAATGGCTGGCGGAAAAGGTGGATCAACAACCTCATCGGTTACAATCCCAGAATACATTGAGGCCGCTGCACAGCGCAACCTAAACAAAGCTGAGCGCATTTCGCAAATCGGCTATACGCCGTATTACGGTCCAGACGTTGCAGCGTTTACGCCCATGCAGCAGGCTGGCTTCCAAAACATTGCCGACACAGCCGGCGCGTTTGGTGTGTCGGGTGGGGGCATGTCCCAGCAAGACATTATGGGCGGCATGGAGCCAGCGACAACTTACGCAGGCGGCGTGCAGGGTTACTCCTCTGCCCCAATCTATGAGCAAGCCTTGCAGACATTGGGTGAGCAGCGTCCCGGCCAGAAGGCTTACATTGATAGCTTCTTTATTGATCCTTATTCCGGCGGAGTTGCTGCGAATAACTTTGCTCCGATTGATTATACGCAATATGGCACAATGGCGGATCAAGCTGCGGCTCAGCGGGCCAACGAATTGGCAATTGCTCAAACTGCCGCTGTGCCAGCTACCAACACTGGGACTGGGTTTGCCTCAAGTGAACTTTCTGCCGCTCTGCCCGGTGGTGTAAACGATCCGTTTCTTACAAGCCCAATTAGCCAAGCAATAGCAGAGGCTACGGACACGCAGCGCCCCGTAGGCGCACCAGAAACATCAATACGTCCAGTTGCTCGCCCTGACGATCTTGGCCTTATTGACCCTAGCCAGCAAGCCAGCTCAGCAATCACCACTCCAGCCGAAGGCATAACAGACACATCTACTGCCGGAACTGGCACGCAGATTCTTAATGATCTTACCGAGTTCGGCACTGGCCTTGCGAGTAATACGCTTGCAGGCAACATTCTACTCGGCCCATCGTACAATGTTGGTGGCGCAAATAACCCAATTGAAACTCCGACCATTGCAGAAATGCAGGCAAGCGCGCCTCCGGGGATGACATATCAACCGTCAACGGGTTCTTATGTTGCTGCTCCAGTTGTTACAGCTCCAGTTCAAAACAATAACAATGATAACAACAATACGGCGCATAAAGAAATGATGGCGGCCACTTCTTCCGCTCCAGTGACGTCAATTCGCCCAATCTCACGGGATGACGCCTCCGGAGGTGCAGACACAGGCGGCGGCGGTTGCGTAGTTGCAACCCACGCAGTTAATTCAGGCGCGTTTTCACCAGCCACCAAGCGCGAAGCCGTTGTGTGGTGTATGCAAGTTTTGCACGGCAAGTGGTGGGGCGAAGCAATCCGCAGAGGCTATCGTCATCTTGGCCGTAGCAAGATTGAGCAAGGCAAGGCCGCCGAACATTACCAAGAGTTCCGCGATTATATTAACTTTGCTCGCGGCAAGAAACGTACAATTAAGGGCGCTATTCACTTTGCAGCCCGCACAGCCCAATTCTTTGCAGTTG